AAATTAATAATTTCTTTTGAAACCAACAAATCTTTTCAGTGTTTTTATTAGTATTTTAATAGATATTAATACAAAACCAAGGAAATCGGATATTTTTACATAGAAAACTTATCTTTTAACCATTTTTCTATGGTTAAGATAAACTCATCCAATGAGCGGCAAATGCTGTACTGAAAGCCTAATCGCTCAACGTCAGACTGAAATTTGGCTTGCAAATCAGATTGATACCCGTCCTTAGTTTTAACTTCAATAAATAGGACATTTTCTCTTGCTATAATAATAAGGTCGGAGAAGCCAGCCAAAACGCCCTCGCCTTTCATAATCTTCGCTTCAAGCGCACTTCGTTGTCCTCCGTTAGGGATGGCGGCAATGATATAGCGAGGGTATTGCAAGCGAAACCACTTCACCATCTGAATCTGAATCTGCGATTCAATGTGCCGTGGTTTGCTTCTGCCTTTCTTCTGGCGCTCCTTCTTTAAAAACTCATCGTACTTCATTATTACACAACCTTGTCCAAAATCTTTTTAAGATAGAACTCTATCATATTTTCATAATACTTCCTATTTGAAAGATAGTCACCGCAGCTAATCTTCTTCTTGCATAAATTAACATCATTCTGCGCTAAGAGGTATCTATAATAAAAGAGTGACTTAAAATCCATAAATCTATTCAGTTTTAAAGTCTTATCCTCATAAGCCTCTTCGAGCTGCTTATTAGTTTCTTTCAGCTCTTCATTCTTCTTAATAAGACGGGAAATCTCTTTCTGTAAGTGATAGGTAAATATCCACATAGCGATAAACGGCAAGAACAATATCGCCACAGACCACCCCTCTTTGACCGCACTATTGATACAGCATCCTAATAGAAAGAATGCACACAGCAGCTCAGTATGAGAGCCGCACCAAGATAAAATCTTCTTCATATTGATATATTATTTATCAGTTTCTAATTTTGATACCTCGCTATTGAAGTACTTGCGCATACCTTCGTAAATCTTCAACTGACGAGAAAGTTCTTTGTTCTTTCTGAGAAGCTCATCACGCTCGGCAACGACCTTCTTATAATCATCATTATTCAATTCATTGATAGCTTTTTTGAATTGATTGATAACGTTATTACAGAGCACAAGTTTATTACTCTGCTCTTTCACCTTATTCTGTAAACGGCAAAGCTTGATTTGCATCTGTGAGTAATTTTGCAATACTCGCAATACCACTCTCTCATAAGGCACGTCATTATTGTACTTTGTTTCTTTCATTCTTATTCTCCTTTCTTCTTTTGAGTGTTTTCAAACAAAGGATATTTCGCCATCTGATTGACACCGACTTCTTCGGCATCACGCTGCTCCTTGGTCTTCATCCAATGTAAGCAAGGACGGCGTTCAGACATAGTAAGAGACGTTATCAGTCCTAACATTTCATCAAAACCAAGTTCACCGCTACTTTTATCGCCTTGAAAGACCTCGAAGTAGCCATTATCATACTGTTTAATAGTTATATCTGTCATAGTTATAAATGTTTTTTAGCCTTTTCATATACACTGATGATATACTCATCAGTTACAACCTCGTTGTTCAATCCATAGCGGAAGAACTGCTCCTTAGTCAATGAGCTAACACCATATTCTCTTGCAATCATGCCAATTCCTCGAAGAGAGCCTGTTTCCTTGAAGTTAGCAATAAGCTCACGGACATAACTTACGAACTTCTGTCCTTTAACGCTCACAGAAGAGGAAGCAATATCTGTTGCAGGCTCAACAACTTTGGAACGAATATCGTTTTCAACCATATTATCAGAGCAAAATGCTTCTATCTTTTCTTTTGCGCTATTCGTAATACCTTTGATGGATTCAAGCATTTGATAAGCCTTATTTAAATCGTTAAGGATTCGGCTATATCTCATACCGCTCTCAGCCTTATCAGCTTTGAGCTGTTCATACCTATCCTTATAGTCAATATTTGTCTGAGTACTCATGTTACTAAAGCGATTGAGCATATTACGATACAGAATATCCTTCTGCTCTAGCTTCTTTTTCAACTCTTCGTTTTCCTTTTTGAGCGCATCGCATTCAGCTTGCTTCTTATCGAAGTTTTGCATAATTGTCTTTACTTGCAAATGTGCTGGTAAATCCTTATTAAATTTCATAATGTCTTTATTTTATATACTAAGAAAAAATGTAATCAAGGCAAAGCTACTTCACCTCTTCTATATTTCTCCCAAAATTCTTTATCGTACTTAAACCCTTTCTTAAACTTATGTCCGAATTTATTCCCTTCCTTAAACCTAAACTTCTTAGAGCTTGATTTGGATATAATGGCAGCAATCTTCATGGAAGATAATCTATACTCATGCAACCATACGGCATCTTTTCTTAACCCAAGAGACATAGCCTTATTCTTAACTGTTCTAATATTACAACAGAAGATTTTAGCAATTTCTTTATTTGTACGAAAGGGAAATAATCTAATAAATCTCTGTTCCTCCTCCTCGCTCCAGTAGCGGAAACGCCCTAAATAACGGATTTCACCATACTTAGCGATAAATCGTGGTGATGCAGGTTTAACTCCATTTCCTTTTAGTCGCCGCCGTACTGTTTCATAAGGTATACCTACCTTTTTACTAATTTCGGGTATGGTAAGCCCCTGTGCGTACAGAGCTAATAATCCATCATCTATAGAATGAGGATATTTTAGTACACAACACCCTTTATTACCTACTCCCATGCCAATGTTTTTAATTGTTCGATACTCTGATAAGAGATTTTGCATTTCTTATTCTCGTAGCAACCATCTTTAGCAAGAGCATTCCATAGAGCATTAAGACAGATACCAATCTTCTCTTTATCGTACTTTAAATAAATCTCTGGGCAAGTAAGGAAAGGTTCAGGCTTTTTGTCTTTTAACTGAACCACAACAACCCTTTTTGCTCTTGTTGGTCTATCATTCAATCCTATCATGTATTCACCTCACTTTCTATCTGCTTCTGCGATTCACGGATAAGTAAGTCAAGCACCTTGCTAATAATGTTAGGGTTCTTAACTACATAAGTTCCCACATTGGTTACGAGGTCTACTTTTACCACCATCCCGTTATTACGTAAAAGCTTATATTGAGTATTCAACTCTTTAATTTTATCCAACTTATCCATACAAACACTATCTACTATTATACGCAAGCATATACAGCCTACGATACTCTTTATGAGCATTGTACCAAGCTTTGGCTCTTTCGATGCAAGCTTGACGATGCTTTTGATAGTAGGTCTTACCGTATTTACTTCTGCGCATTTTACGTTCAACTTCTGTCATAGTTTACTTAATAGAGCGGAAGGAGATACTATAGAATAGACCTCCATCCGCAATTATATATTTCACAGCTTAAAAATCACAAGAATGGCAAGCGGAGAGCCCTTCGGAATGATAAGGTAGCGAGAGCGTGAACCGAAGTTCGTCTGCTCTTGTATCATTGTTTCATCATTGATGGAGAGTACAAGTCTTACCATCTCCTTCTCCCCTACATGCGTAGAAATTACATCGGAGTGCTGTAGGCGATAATCTGACTCCGTAGGCAAACCATGAAGAGCGTTAAATGTAATTGGAACAATCAATCCACGATAACCCTCTTTAAGAGTAATGCCCGTTAACACCTCCATTCGCCCCTTACGAGTTTCAATATCATTTGGAGCATAGATAACAAATGAATTACTATCATTATCAATAGGAGAAGGAACTCCATCCTCAATCCCAAAAGGGAGTTCGTCTTTTTCCTCGTGTTCCTTAACTTGCTCCTCATTTTGCTGCTGAGCCGCATTTTCTTGGTTCTGCGGAGCGTTCTCATTCTCCATAGGCATATTATTGCCATCCAAATTCAAAGGCTGTTCTACGCCATTTTTCTTAGGTCTTGCCATAATTTACTCCTCCCTCTTTTCTTCGTTAGACTTCTGTTCCTTCTCCTCCTTTGTCTTATGCTCGAAGACATCGTACACGTTGGTTTTACTGAGACCGATGATTTCGTAATCTATCATGGTCTTGCCCATTACCTCATCAATGTTATTGATTGCTCGGTGCATAGACTTTGCTTGTACGAGGTAAGTCACATTGCTACGCTTCTCCTTATTAGACTTTTCATCAATGAGGATGAATTGTAACTTGGCTTTATACCAGTAATCATCATCATCCTTATCAGAAAAGAACACCTCTCTGTACGAAGCCTCTTGCATTGACTTAACCTTAAACTCGCCGCTAATATAAGCAGCCATTTCCTCTGTGATTGCGCTCTCACCTTCCGTGAAGGATAAGGCATCAATCGCATACTTTTCGGTCACAGATTTCTCTGAACCATCTTCTTGGGTCTTTTGATAGCGGATTCCTACCTCAAACCAATTACTCGTTCTACTTCTCATATTTCTAATAATCTAAAACTAATTTAAAACCATTCTCTAAGAGAGTTCTTGCTCAGAAAGGTAAGTCATTTAAATCCTGTGTTTGAGCAAAAGGTGCAGCACAAGAAGAAGCCGCATTCTGACTTTCAAAAATTACAGGCTTTAAACCACCAAGGATAGGCATCGCCTTTTTCTCCTCATCTGTCATTTTCTCACGAACCTCTTTAGGTAACGACTGTTTAATCATGTGAGTCTCGTCATACTCAGGGTTCTTTAATTCCCAAGCAGTAAGGTCGAGATAAGCAGCCTTTGGTTGATTATTATCATCTGTTGTAACGAAGATACTATTATCTTCGATAGGAATAACCACACACCGAAGCACCTCGGTTCGACCTTGGATTTGCATTACGCCAGCTCTTTTGAGCTTCAGCAAATTTAATTTTCCGTTAAAATCTGTCATATTATATATATTAAAAAAACATAGCCCCAAGAGAGGGAATCGAACCCTCGCCAACCTCCGCTTATTAAGAGCTGCTTATTACGGAGTATCTTCGCATATATTCTTTAACACAGTCGAATAAATGAACTTTATATATATTCACCTCTTTCCTTTAGGATATGATAAGAATATCGGTATCACTACCATACAGCCCACGCACACCCGTGCGATTGGTTTTTCTTGAGATAAAAAGCCCTACCGCCGTAGGGCAAAAAGATGAAATTTTTCAAAAATAACCTTTTAAAAATCTGAATAAAATAATTCTTCTAAGAGAAAGAGCCGACACCTCACGGCGGCTTTATGGCTCTTCAAAATCGACTTTCTTATGACTTCAATATTCAATCTTATGTAGTTATATTTTAAATCAACTTATTCTGAATGAAGCTACTCATTGCCAAGTTCTGTGAAAGAATCATTGGCTGGTCGAGCTGAGTTGACTTATACATATCTGTAGCCGCATTGTACAAATCCCAAGCGGTAACAATATTGCGCTCGTAGTAGGCAATCATCATTTTCTCGGTCAAGCGACCAATCTGTGCTTGATTGAGAGGAATGACCTGAAGGTTGCGAATGCCTTTGTATTTCGTTTCAGCAGCAACACGGAGTGAGGTTAGCATACCGATGATGGTAAACATTTCCTGTGCTTTAATCTCACGATTTTTCATACGCTCAATCATTTCATCATTGGCATCAATGATGCCTCTTAGATTAGCGAGCCAAGCATCAGCACGTTCAAGAAGTTCATCGAGCTTGAAAGCTTGTCTACCGCTATTAAGGTCGGAATAAGTAGCACCATAATGTTCAGCTCCTAAAAGCATTTGATTATGACAAATACAGCAATTACGACCGATACCTAACTGAATACCCTTCTGATGGAATGATACCGCCATATTGGTTGTAATCTCATCATTACCCTCTCCTTTATCGAAGTCACGCAAGCGAATATTACAGAATACTCGGCGAAGGATATGAGCCTCTACAGCTCTATCACCCATCAAAGCTTCCTTTTGAGGCAAACGGGTAACACCTGGAGTATTGCGGTCTTTGTTATTCGCCGCAAAGAGGTCGTAAATCTCAGCCTTATAGCCGTGCTTCTCGCACAAGTCTTCCACCTGATGAATGAGGTCAAAATGATATATACCCTTCAAAGGCTTTCCGTACACATCATTCTCTTTCTCGGTGCGTTCGAGCTGTTCGATTGTCAGAATCTGTACCTTGGATGTCTCAAAATCCAAGAACTGATTCATATTATCACTCTTCAACTCTGGCTGCTTTGCAACCGCTACTTCTGCTACCTTTGGCTGTGCCATCAAATTCATTGCCATTGTGTTCATTGTTGTATCTCCTATTTTTAATACATTAAACAAAATAATTATTACTATATATACTATTAATCTTCAATATCATTGAGAACCTCCATGTGTTGCGTTTCTCCTACCAACTCAACATTCTGCGAAAGGTTCTTTGTGCAAAGGAATACCCATTTAGGTATGATGCAAAGATTGTAGTTATCACTAATTGCATCCTCCTTAATAATTAACTTTGACTTTGGTACGAATACCTTTGTCTTACCTTCTTTGCCTTCAAAGAGAAAAATCTGAGCATTCTTTGACTGCTCCATCATTTTATCCTTGCGACAACGGAACTTAACTAATGTTGTTACTATCTCCATATTACCTCCTTTTTTAGTAAGCGAGCCAGATAACAGCATACGCTAAAATAATTCCACTAGCGGCAAGCATTGCTGCTTGTACCGCATCTTTTACATCTTCGGTTCTCCAATTACATGGATTCATCATGTCTTTTTCTTTTTTCATTTTTCGTATCTCCTATTTTTAATTTATTAATAATATCTACATTAATTATATGTATCAAAAGCTATTTTATTAACTTTGATACCGCAAAATTAATAACTTTCTCTCAGACTACCAAATTTCCTAATAGCTATTTTTAGTTTATTAATACTAACTATTAGTTTTTTAATGGATTTTAAGTGAATATCTCATTTTTTCTTTATAATTTTGCGGCGTAAAAGGAAAGTGCTATTTTCCAAGCTAAGAAAAGAATCATATATGCCCAATCAACACAAGTGAAAGGGTTCAATATAATAAACCAAACGGAATGATTGATAGCACCTTTCATCTGTTTGGTTTTTACATTAATATATATATAATGATGAAAAGAATAAGAATAGGAATACAAGAAGCTAAGTTTGCTCTGAGCGACAAGAATCGCTTGGATGCCTTCTGTTTGCTTCTTAAAATAAAGCTCTTATTCCGCTCATCAGACCTTAATCTTGTGTCATACAATCATTGCGCCAAGCTTTTGCATATTGACAATAATAAATTAAAGAGACTGCTTGAATATGGTTGTAAGATAGGATATTTCCGTTTTGAAGAGAAAAATGGAAAGAAGAGATTCATTGCACGTAGCATACATTCAAATAATGGATATAGTTATAAGCTTCGAAAGGATGATTTGACGAAGATGACATTTCCAGCCCTCAAAAACCTTCTGAGAAGGATTGTTATGGAGAACCAAGTTAGAATGCAAGAGGACGTAATCAATACGCACAATAAGGGGACGAATGGGAGAAATGCGAAGACTATTCGCAAGGCTCTCAAACGTGAAAGTCGTATGTTGAGGAAGAAGTTTAGCGATAACAAAGGTTTATCTTATGACAGAATCAAGGATGTTATCTATGGTACGATGTACCAAGCGTTCAAAGTTACAAATCAGCTTCTAAACAAGGGTATCATCAATAAGCGCACAAGAATCAAAGAAGTAAGGTGCGATGCAAAGGTATGTACCAATAATATGGCTATTACGGATTTTGAAGGTTCTATAATAGTGATAAGCGCAAAAAATAGAAGTGCATTTTCCATTGAATCGAATATTTATCGTATGCAGATGGACGATGCTATATCAATATCTCGTCATGGTATGAGAAGAAAGGAGGCAAAAATGTAGTTTATGTAAAATCAAAAATAATAAAATAAGGGATGAGGGCTTTAATTTAATTTATTCCCTTATAGGGGCGACAGCCCCAAGAAAGAATTAACTAACGGGCGCACATACGCCCCCACCCGATTATATAATAACACAGGAGATACAAAATGGAGAAAAAGAAAAATTGGCTCGATACTTACCTCACGCCAGCAAAAGAACTTGTTGGATATGAGTGCTACGTAAGTTGTGATTATGAAGATAAGTTCGCAACAGGAAAATTTTCAGTTATCATCATAAGGAACGGAGAAGTTGTAGCAAAAGAAAAGAATCACATCTATTGCGCTTCAAAGGCAGTCGTTATGGTAGAAGCAACGCTGTTTATGATGCAAAAATGCGAAGATGCCGATATTATCACAATACATTCGGAATATTTTAAGAATTACTTTACCTTTTTTCACGAGGCGAGAAAGGCTAACGCACAAACAAAGAAAAACTATCTGAGCTTATACAAAAGCTTTAGAAAGGATGCGGAAGTAATCTTTGACCTCACTACTTGGTGTAAAAGAAATAAATACGATGATGAGGTTGAGAAAATGTTAAGCGATAACTAAACTATAGGAGATATGCAAGATGAAAAATGAAACGAAATTAAAGAAGCTGATGTCTTTCTTAGATGAGAACGGCATTAAGTACACTACACCTCGAAAGAGAAAAGAGGGAAGTGCTCACCTCTTCATCGGTCAGTACATGATTGCTGTAAAGATAGAGGGTAAAGATGATACATTGTTCTTCAATAAGCATAAGAGAGGAAAGCATCCTTTCTTTATCAGAACTTCGGAGACCCCGAAGTTTATTATCGAAAAGATGCAGAATCTGATTACAAGAATGATGTTAATACAACAGAAACATTTTATGGAACAAAAAAAATAATTATATGGAAAAACTTAATTTTAAGCTAGAGTTCGCCGATAATGGGGTTATTGTCACAGATGATAGCTCTGGCTCTGTAAACGTCTATCAAGAAAAAGAAGACGGCAGTTATCACGAATATACGAAGAGAGCTATCAGCGAATCCGTAGATGACATCATTGCTCATCTTTTGCTTGATGGCACGGAAAACTTGAAGCAGAAGTCGATTTATAAAATCAAAATTGAGATAAGATAATATGTTATACCAAAAGAAAGAAAAGAAGCCGAATACGGCAATTAAGTATGAGGTACGTGAGTTTATTCACGGCGGTATTGAATATGCAACAGATTGCCCTTTCGGTGAATGTGGTCGATATACGCACGCTCTAAATAAAGTCGGTGCTATTGAATGCAATCTTTGTAGGTATCAGAAGAAAAATAATACAGAAGCAAGGGTTGTAAGATGTATGCATCCGTAATTACAGGAATTAGCAGTTGATAAACTTTTTAAAAAGTAAGAATTATGATAGAATCAATGAAGATACGTGAAGGGTTGGTATTTACCTTACCAATAGAGCCTAGTATGGTAGTCCATGTAAATGATAGACTAGAAGTTTACGTTTATAACATCGGAGAAAAAAGATATTCGTTAGCCAATATTTGCCCTCTCAGATTGAAAGTTATCAAGGTAGGTAGAGCTATTGTAGAATGCAATATTATACCAGACGAATACAATTTTGCATATAAAAAGAATATCCCTATTCAGTTTGAAGAGATTACAAAAAATGGTACTATTGTCACAGAGGAAAAGGAAGAAATGGTTAATCACCCTAACCATTACGCTTGGCTAAAGGAACTCTGCGGCATAGAGCCGATTGATATTTGCCGACACCTTGATTTTAACTGCGGCTCGGCAGTAAAGTATCTTTTACGCAAGGGAAAGAAGGAAATGAACCTTTCAGAGCGAGAACAGAGAGTGCAGGATTTGAGCAAAGCAATCTTCTATCTACAGGATGAGATAGATATGATAAAGAAGAGCAAATGAAATACTCGAAGGTGCAAGACGTTATCATTAAGGTAATGACTAAGACGCAGGCTTACTTTATGCTAACACCTGCGCAGCGAGAGCAAAAGAAGAAGCGACATATCAAGCATCTTTAAAGATTGGAAAGAAAAAGAGCGGAGAAGATGGGTAAATAGTTTAGACGGGAAGTTTCAAAGGTACTCAATATCTGGTATATAAATAGTATCTTTGCATCGAAAAAATAAGTTTAACATTTAAAAATATAAAGATTATGAGTAAGGCAAGTGGCGGTACAAGAACCGTGAGCAGCGCAAATGCTGCCGCAAGCAGAACCTTTGCGCAGAGCGCAATCGGGGGAGGGACAAATGAAAATATAGTCTTGAAGACAAACTCGCCAAATAGTGCTATAAGCAATTTGAGTGAATATGATAAACAAGATTTACATCAACTCCTCAAAAATGCAACGTACGATGTAACGAAAATTATGAGTGCGATAAATCATGGAGAAAATATCTCTGGAAATATAAATTTCAGCGATGATAGAAGCATTTTTAATGCCATATTAAAGCCGAATGTAACAGATAAAGCGCACGAAGCATTCGTATCTATTATTAAGAGTGCTATGCCAAAAGATAAGTTTAATAAACTAGCTAATGGCGTTAAAAAATTCAAGCAAGAAGTAACATCTACTACAGGAAAATACTTCGCAAACGAAGAGAATTTCAAAAAGTATTATAAATAATGCTATCCAAGAAACTCATATATCAGATTCGCTGCGACCTACTTTCACATACAACCGATGCGGAGAAGGCTGCGGCGAAAATCTGCACTCTGTTAGGATATAAGGTGATACCACAGCAACCGATAGTCACGGGCAGAAAGCTATACTTCGCTGATATATATCTGCCCGAGATAAAAACGATTATTGAGCTCGATGGTGGTTATCATTTTACTAAAGACCAAAAGCGCAAGGATGCTAACCGCTCTTCGGGTATATGGCGGCTCGGGTATCATGTGGTAAGATTGAGTAATCACGATGCTAGGAATCCGAAGAAGGTTAAGGCAAAGTTAGATTTGATACAACGCAAGGCAAAGTAACCAAGAATATTGGCTATCTTGCCTTTTATTTTTGTTTCTTAATAACTATACATAAACTAAAAGAAAGCCGCTTAGACCGCAAGAAAATCGCCAAAAATAGCATTTGTTTACACAGCTTCTA